AAGGTAATGATCATGCGGGATGGGCAACAAGCTCTTGAGTGGTATCCTAATGGCAGGGCTATTCTTTCTGCATCACAGAGCGGAACCACTGTCACAATGCGGGTTCGTGAACATGGGCTTACTGCTGGCACATCCGTGGTTATTGCAGGACTAACTGGTGGTACTCCAGCGAATGGAACATTCACCGTCTTGTCTTCTGGACTAACTCAAGACCAATTTCAATACACTTTTACTACAAGTCAGACCCAAACATTTGGGGTAACTGCCGCCATTATGACTGATGGGTTCACCCTGTCCCCCGGTGGTGCTTACACCCAGCCACAGACATTTACCTCTAGCGGTAACAATGTTTCCGTAGCGAATGGTTTGGTTTCGTTAAACATCACAGGAAATACCACAGTTTTTGCTGGTGATGTAGTTGTGATTTACGAGACAACCATCCCAGAGTTTACCGCAATTGTTGGTAAACAGTTCCAAGTTACATCAGCGAGCACAACAAACATTCAGTTCCTTGCGCCAGTCGCCAACATATCGGCTAGCGGAAGCACTGGTCAGGTTGAGTTTGGCGGTAGGTTCACAGAAGGCGGCGGGTTTATGCACCAGCCAGGTGCGCCTTGGGCTACCTACTTCCAGCGCAGGTTGTTCGTTCCGTTCTACTACTCCCAGTCTGGCACTTTTAGCGCACCAGTCTACACTAGCAGGAAAATTTCCGACGAGATTGCGGTTTCCGACATACTGGACACTACGACCTTCGACCAAATCGAGAACCAGTTCCGTATTACTGGTGGTACTGCCGACTATGTAGTGGCGATGCACGGGTTCTACGACGATTCCTTGGTGGTCTTGAACCGCAATAGCATCCACCTTGTGGCACAGACCCAAGGAAGCCTGTCTGACACCGTGGTCAAGGAGCTTACTGGCGAGGTTGGGTGTTTAGCTCGCAAGTCCGTGGTCATGCAGGCTAACAACATGCTATTCTTGGCCGACGAGGGCATTTACGGGCTTACCTTCCTTAACGATTACAACCTTCGTGGCACGGAGGAACCACTTTCCAAGAACATTCAGCCGTATATCGACCGCATTAACAAGAACCTTGCGGGTGATTCGGTGGCGGTTTACTTTAACAACCGCTATTACATCGCAGTTCCGCTGGATTCTGTAGCTGGAGGTAATGATGCCCGTGGAAATAACGCAGTTCTGATCTACAACTTCTTGAACAAGGGCTGGGAGTCGCTTGATACCTATGGAGATTCTAGGTTTTTGATAAAAAACTTCATCACGGCAAGTGCTGGGGTTCGCAATAACCTGTATGCCGTTAGCTCCAATGGCGGCTTACACCAGATTGACGCTGCCGACTCGTCAGTAGACCGCTTGAGCGTTACGAATGAGGACACTGGCGTGGTTACCCCCACGATCAACTCGTATGTGACTAGCCGTGGGTACGACTTTAAGACCCTTGAGCGCAAGAGGTTCACAGACGCACAGGTTCAAATGCAGAACCTAGCTGGAGAAACTGGCGAGTATGACATTGCGTTTGCCACCGAAGACCCAGACTCCGCAGAAAGCATAGGAACTACCACCACATTCCTTGGTGGGCAGATTCTATCACCCAGCACCGCTAGCGAGGCTGAAACCGCAAGCATCCGATGCAGACTTGGTGGACAACGCGGCTATACTGGGACTATCACATTGACAAGGAATATCGGTTCACCTAAGATCCACTCTATTCAAGTGGCAGGTTCTATCACCAACAGACAAATTCTATCACAAAAATAATATGGGCGTTGTAAATACAACCTACACATTCTCTGGGACTGACACAATTACCAGTTCCAAGCTGAATAACATCATTGATGATACGACATTTACCAGCGATGCAATCCAAGGAACCACCTTGCAGGTTGTGTCTCCGGGCAAACTAGCCGTATCTGCTGGTGGCATCACCTCTAATGAACTTGCTTCTAGCGCGGTCACCCAAGCAAAGCTAGGTGCGAATGTGGTCGGGAATGGGCCTGCGTTTAGGGCTGTAATTGCAGCTCAACAAACATACGCTGCTGGAGTTGGTGATTTTAAAGTAACATTAGTTGAAGATTTTGACACAAATAATAATTTCTTAAATTCTAGATTTACTGCAACGATAGCTGGATATTATTTATTCACTGGATCTACAGGAGTTAATGTGGAAAGCGGAACAACATTCCTTACTTCTCATTCAGCTATTTATAAAAACGGAACAAGGTTAGCAATTGGCGCATTCTCTGCATTTAGTTCTGGGGCATTGTTTATTTCTCCAGTTTCATCTATCTTTTACATGGTTCCCGGTGATTATGTTGAGTTATATGTTTATCAAAATTCAAATATTAACGGTTCAATTTTAATAAATAACAACACATACACATATCTAACTGGCTGCCTTATCCGCTCCGCATGACCCCACTAGAATCAACGATAGCACTTTATGAAGAAAATGATATTGAATAATCTCCCAGTTGCTTATCTGGTGGCTTTTGGTTTGCTGGTGAATTACCTCAACACTGGTAGTGGTGATGCTAATTATTGTATGCTTCCACTGGCACTCGCTGGAGCTGGGATTGCTTCATCATTGCTTGGAAGAAAGAAATCTAAAGCTAAAGCACCACCAAAGCCAGTAGACATATTCGCCCAAACTCCAATTTACGGCAAAGGTAAGAATAAGAAGAAGATCATTGGGTATGCGCCCAGCCAAGTTCAAAAGAGTTCTACTGGAATCTCCGATTACTACACCAACCAAGTCCCCGGACTTACTGCGTTAAGCAGGGAGACAATGAATCGCTTGTCGCCAGAGCAAGCGGCTGCGGTGGAGAGGGCTGGACTGCAAGTAGGGGAAGCGCAAAAACTTCGCCAAGGGTTCGGCCTAAATTTAGCAGATGCCATGTCTAGGTATGGCTCCGTGGTGGGGAACTACCAACCCACCATCTCGCAGGAACAAGCCAACCAGTTGTACGATACATCGATGGCGCAGACGATGGCGCAGGAGGCCTTTAATCGTCGTGGTGCATTGTCTGGAGAGGAACAGCGAGCCGCCCAGCAGCAAGCTAGGGAAGCCGCAGCTGCATCAGGACGCATTGGCGGAAACGCCGCAATTGCCGCAGAGATCCAAAACCGAGAAGCGGCACAGGCGGCTAGGCGTGCCGAAGCAGCAAGCGCAGGTCAGATGGCGTATGGTCAAGGACTTGGGGCTTTGCAACAAAGGCTTGCAACTCAACAAGGTTTGTTTAGCCAGAATCTTGGCATCGGGGCGCAACAGGCGCAGGAAAGGCAACTTGGATTCAACCAATTCCTAACTGGTGAACAACAAAGGTCTGCGCTTCTGGATCAAGAAATGAGAGCCAACATGGCAGCATCTGGACTTGCTGAAGACTTCTACACCACCCCCGGACTCAACATGCTCGCAATGCCTCTTAACTTCGCTAATCAGGCGGCTGGGGTGCAAAACCAATACAACAAGGATGTTACTGCTGTTAACAATGCAAACCAACAAGCCAAAGCAAAAATGTTTAGCGACATTGGTAGTACGCTTATGGGTGCTGGGTTGAGTGGCGGAATGGGTACTAGCCTTGGCAACTTTGGCAGTTTCCTTGGAAGCGGCAACATGGGCAACGCATCCACAGCTTTTAGCAACATTGGATTGGGCGCACTAGGCCAACCGTTGAAAGCATACACAGTTTAACATCATGGCAATTATCGCAGGAACAGTACCAACGCTCCCCTACCAATACGGGGATTCATCCCAGATGATCCAATCCGCGCAGAATCTTGCGATGGCGGGATCACAGGGGATTGCCGATCTAACCGGGCAGGTTAAGGACTACTTTAAGCAGCAGGGTGATGCTAAAAAGTCAGCACAACTTGGGATCAAGATCGCGGAAGCCGCGAAGATCATGGATCCACAGCAAGCACCTTACTACGACAACCTAATCTTCTCCATGAAGGATGAGAACACCCCCGTGCAGGTTCGTGGAGCGTTGGGTGCTAGCGTGCAAGACTTGCTGAAACAGAATGTGAGCAGCCGTGCGGTTGCGGTACAGGAAGCCCAGATGGGAATGCGTCCTGCGTACTTCGGTGGTGGAAGGCAGGCAGCTGCTCGACCAACTTATAGCACAAGTGCCATATCACAAGCCGCCCGTGCAAGTCGCGGAGTTGACATGTCACAAGGTGATGCGGCGTTGGCAAATCAACCCGAGGGGTCTCAAAATCTAATCCCACAAGATAATGTTGTTCTTGGTGGAGTGGCTGGAGCAGATGCAGAAAAAGTTGCCAATTTAATTCAAGAGGCTCAAACACTTGGTGTTCCTGCTGAAAGGGTAAATAGAATTGCTACTGGTGTTGAACAAGAATTAAAGAATCCATCACAAAATACCCCAAACGCCATTCGTGCATGGGTTGGGAACTTGGAATCTTTAGTAACAGAAAGCAAAAAAGGTCTAGACATAGCCAAAGACTCTAAAGGCCAACCACAGGCTGTCATTTTCGAGGATGAGTCTGGAAATGTTTCTAGATATACAAAGACGCGTAGCGGAAATTTGGTAAATGAATTTGGAGAGGTTTTAACTCCACAAGGAAAACCAATTGAGCAAC